CGGCGGCCCGACCCCGTGGGAGTCGATGAACCCCGAGCACGCCATGCGGATGGTGCCCGTGTGGGGCGCCGTCCGTTTTTTGGCCGACAACATCGCCGCCATGGCTCCCGGGCTGGGCCTGTACAAGCTGGCCAAAGGCGGCAGCGGCCCGGCCCAAGAGGGTGATTTGGCGGTGCGCCAACCGACGCCGTCGCTGTTCGCCAATCCGTCCATTCATGGCACCCTTGTGGATTGGTTGCACCGCGCCGTCGTCTCCATGGCGTTGCAGGGCGACGGCATCGGTTTGATGACCCAACGCGACTACACCAACCTGCCCACCATGATCGAGTGGCTCAACCCGATCAACGTGGTCACCATGGACCGGGCGATCGAAGGGCCGGGTTCTTATGTGGACCCGCGCTGGTACTGGTGGGGGCGCCCCATGGACCCCAAAGACTTGCTGCACATACCGCTGTTCCCGAGGCCGTGGCGCGTCCGCGGCCTCGCGCCGGTCACCGCATACGCCACTACCGTCGGCGTCGGTTTGGCCGCTATGGAATACGGCAAAGAGTGGTACGACAAGGGCGGTGTCCCGCCGGGCACGTTCCGCAACACCACCCAAAAGGTGTTGCCCGAAGACGCCGACGAAATCGCCGACCGCTACGTGCGCCGCCTCCGCTCCCGCAAACCCCTGATTTATGGGATGGATTGGGAATACAACCCGATTTCGATTTCCCCGCATGAGGCGAAGTTCCTGGACACCATGCAGGCCACCGCCACTAACATCGCCGTCATTTACGGGGTTCCACCTCACAAAATCGGCGGCCTCACCGGTGACAGCTTGACTTACGCCACGGTTGAGCAGGAATCGTTGGATTGTTTGACTTATACGTTCCGACCTTGGCTAGTTCGGTTCGAATACGCCTTCTCTACGTGTTTTCCGCGTGGTTATTTTGTGCGCTTTGATGCCAACGAGTTTTTGCGGGTGGACGCGAAAACCCGCGCCGAGATCGATGCCTTAAGCCTTGGCACGGTGCAGACGGGGTGGAAGGACCAGAACGAGGTCCGCGCCTCATACAACCTGCCGCCCCGGAAGCTGCCGACACCAGAACCCGCTCCTGCCACGGGTGGCGGCGCTGGACAGGCTGCGAAACCGCCGGGCGGCCCACAACCGGGCGCCTCGTCGGCGAACACGCAGGGCACCCCCATGATGCGGGACCGCGCGGCGGCCAACGGGCACAGCACCAACGGCCACGCGACCGCCCCGGCGAAGCCACTACGGTAACCGATGCCGCTTTTGATGACACGACCGACAGAGCGTGACCAAATTGTCAAGGTCATGCCGCACCACCAGGCAGAACGGTGTGATGTGATGGACATCAGGCCGACGCGGCGCAGTCCCGCAGTCCTGACAGGTGCGCTGGTCGCGGCGAAGTGCCCGTTCACGCACGGCTTCCCATCCGCGTCTGAACAAGATTTCGTAGGCAGGGTCCGACGCTGGCAGCGGAACAATGCCAGCGTTGGCCAACCTGTTCGTCAGCGCGGAAAGGTCAGAGACGGCCTTAGCGGACAGCAGCGCCTTGACCTCGGGAGTATGGGTCTGGCCATGCATCCCGTTATTTTCTCCGGCCAGTTGCGAACACTGCTTGCCCCTGTTCCACGGGACGCGACCCCTAGGCGCTCCACCGCGCCCGATCAACCGAGCATCCTGCGGTAACCCTTTCTTAGAATCGGCATAGCAGCGGTGCGAGCAGAATTTAGCGGGGCGCTTACTATGCGTCGCACGCTTCCCCAACACCTGAAACTTGTCTCCGCACTGCTGGCAGGTCATCGGATAGGTAACGACTACGCCCGTGACGCTGCCCTTGTTTCGTCCCATGTGAATATCAACGCCGCAAGCGTAAGCGATGTTCCCATAAAGAAAGGCCCCTCTTTAATGGCTCATAACTCGAAACCCTACGGAAATGTCGAGTATGCGGACGAAGAAGATGGCAAGTACCCGATCGACACGGCCGAACACGCGAAAGCGGCCTGGTCATATGTGAACATGCCGAAGAACGCGACCGTTCTCGGTGACAAACTGGGCGCCATCAAGGCCCGCATCAAGGCGGCGTGCGAAAAGTTCGGCATCACATTAGAACGCGGTGACGTCGGCGCCCGTTCGGCGCCCTCCGATGATGTGGAGTTGCGCTTCACATTCGCCAGGGTGGAGTTGCGCGCCGCCAGCGACGAAGACCCTGGCCGCGAAATTTTTGGGTATGCCGCAGTGTTCAACAGTCCCTCCCGAAACCTCGGCTATTTCGTCGAGCGCTCCGCACCAACATTCCTAGACAAGGCGTGCGCCGATGGCTGGCCCGGCGCCGGGGCCGGCGTCGTCTGCCGGTTCAACCACAACGACGACTTCCTACTGGGCACCACACGCGGGGGAACCCTGCGCCTGTCGCTGGACGGGAAAGGGCTCCTTTACTCAGCGATCCTGCCGGAGACACGTAACGACGTGCGGGAACTCGCCGCCCGCGGCGACCTCAACGGATCGAGCTACGCATTCGCCGTTAACCCTGACGGGGGATGCGAATGGAGTTACGACGATGCCGGTGTCGTACAGCGCACGCTGACTGACGTGCAACTGATTGATGTTGCCCCAGTTTCTGCGCCCGCCGCCTATCCGTCTGCCACTGTCGGGTTACGTAGCCTCGCTCACGCTAGGGGTATCCCGGAGGCCGATGTGCGCGCCCTGGCTGAACAGGATGATCTGCGGAAAGTGTTCATCCGCACCGATCAGACGCTGACACCACCCGAACCCACTGAGGAGAGCACCGTGGCCACCGAACCAGCTCCCGAAGAACAGCTCGAGCTTCCACTTGAACCCGATGAGCCACCCACCTTGTCCTACCAAGAAGCCCACCTACGGCTTCTGGAACGGCGCCCGCACGATCCGATCATCCCGATCAGCAAGTAACACCGAAAGGAAAACCCCATCATGGCCGAGCAGACCGCACTTCTGACCAGGATGCGCGACCAGCGTCTCTCCTGCTGGGAAAAATGCAAAGAAATCAGCGGGAAAGCGTTCGAAGAAAAGCGTGCGCTCACCGCCGATGAACAGCGCCAATGGGACGCGTGGGACGAAGAGATGACCACCATCGACACCCAAGTCCAGACCATCGACGCCGGCGAAAAGCGGCAGTTGGCCACCGAGTCCGCGATCTCCGGCATCCTCGGTCAGCGCGAGGTCACCGGCAGCGCCCTGCAACAACTGCCGGGTATGTCGTTTGAGCAGGAAGCCGAGGAATTCCGGGCCCTCGTCAAAAAGCCAGCCGGTGAAGGGATCGACCTGCGCTGGCCGACCACCTTCGAACGCCGCATGCTCGGCAACCCCGGCTACGAATACCGCGCCCTGACCGACGCCTCCGTACCCATGCCCACCTCGTTCATCCACCAGCTCTACACCTATCTGGTGGACACCTCGAGCATCCGGCAGGCCGGGGCCACCGTCATCTCGACGACCACCGGTGAATCGATCCTGGTTCCCCGCGCGACCGCTGAAGGCGCCGCGCTGTGGACCGCTGAAGGCGGCGCACTGTCAGCCTCCGACCCCACGCTGGGCAGCATCACGCTCGGCTCCCACAAGCTGGGCAAGCTGATCCAGGTGTCCAAAGAACTCGCCACCGACGTCGGCTTCGACCTCGTCGGCTACCTCGCGCAAAGCTCGGGCCGCAACATCGGCGTCCTCACCAACGCCGCCTACGTGTCCGGCACCGGCACCACCCAACCCACCGGAATCATCAGCGCATCCATCATCGGCCTCACCGGGGCGGCCGGCGCCGGCGGCACCGTCGGACTACCCACCGCAACCGGCGGAGACTACGGCGTCGACTACTTCGTCGACCTCTACCACAGCATCATCCCGCAATACCGCCCCCGGGCCTCCTGGATGATGCTCGACTCCACCATCAAATACGTTCGCAAACTCAAAGACACCCTCGGACGGTTCATCTGGGAACCATCCCTACAGGCCGGGGTCCCCGACACCATCCTAGGCAAACCCGTCTACGCCAACCCCGCCTTCCCAACATTCGGGGCCGGCACCAACGGCGTCATCGCCTTCGGCGACTTCAGTGCCTATTATATCCGAGATCTGACTCCCCTCCGCTTCGAGCGAAGTGACGAATACGCCTTTGGTACTGACCAAATCTCCTTCCGTGCTCTGATGCGGACTGATGGCAACCTGGTCGATACGAACGCTGTGAAAACTTATTGCTGCCCCGCGACATAGACTGCGGCGCAACAGTTTTCGCTGTTACGTTAGCATAAAATCAAGGCCGCCGAGCCGCGACAATGACGGCACGGCTAGTCCAACGCGCGGTAGCCATGCTCTGCGTGCTCGGCATCCTCGATTGCATCGAAGGCGACGACCTGTATCAGGTCAGGCCGTATTGGGTTGTGTTCACAGTGTTTTCGTTCACTGCGCTAGCCCTCAAAAGGTAAGGACAGCTCATGCGGATACGGATGCGGATAAGTGTGACAGGCTCATTTCACAACATCGACGGCGGCGTTGAACGCGGCCAGGTCGTCGACGTGGATGAGCCCACGGCGCATCGCTACATCCGCAACGGCATCGCCGAGCCGGTAGAGGCTGAGGTCGAGGAGTCTGCCGTCCTGACACCCGTGGCGGAGTCCGCGGTGGTGAAGTCCCCGCGGGGTCGCCCGAAGAGGGTGAAGCCGCCGGCTGAGTGGCATGACGAGAAGGCGCCGGGCTGGAAAGAAGTCGAACAGGAGTGATCACCTCTTGAAAATCAAGGGTCTGTACCACATGTATGACGGCGGGGGGCTCTACAGGATTCGGATGCCGGTGGGCGAGTTGGGCCGTCATGGGCACGAGACGTCGTGTGAGCCGGCGAAAACCGTTGTCACCCCGGACGGCGCGGACATCATCGTTTCGCATATGGCGGGTACGACGAAGTGGCGGGAAGCCCCTGAGGTGCATCGTTGGTGGCGCAGGTTGTCGCTGAAATGTCGGCGGGTTTACGAGTTGGATGATGACCCGTTCAACCTTGAGTACACTAACCCGGCGCATTTCGACTACAACTTGGCCAATTCGCAGGACAGCCTCAAGTTTTGTATCCAGTCAGCGGATTTGGTGACCACGTCGGTGGAACCCCTCGCCGAGCGGATGCGGAAACTCAACCCGAATGTGGCGGTCTGCAAGAACCGGATCGACGAGTCGCTGCTCGCGTTGGAGCGGCCCCACCGGGACAGGTTGGTGATCGGGTGGGCTGGCGGCCCAAGCCATTTCGAGGACATGAAGGAAGCCGCTTACGGTTTGCGCCGGACGTTGGATTGGTGCGGTCCGGGCGATGGCTGGGGCGGCGATACGGTGGAGGCGCATTTCATCGGCGCCGACATGCGGCGAATCGTCCGCCGGGACGCCCGGTTCACAAAGTGGGCGCCCTCAACCGAGGACTATTACAAGCTGATTGACTTCGATATCGGGATCGCGCCGCTACGCCCGGGTGTCTTCACCGACACCAAGAGCGCGATCAAGGTGATGGAGTACGGTGCTCTGGGGATCCCTTGTGTGGCAAGCGATGTCATGCCGTACCGGGATTATGTGATTGATGGTGTGACAGGTTTTTTGGTGCGCCGGCCGGAGGAGTGGGCGGCTCGGTTGCGGGATTTGGTGAACGACGAGGCTATGCGTCTTGAGATGGGTGCGCGGGCGAAGGAGTTGGCGGCGCAGCACACCATCCAAACCGGCTACAAGGACTGGCAGATCGCGTACGAGAGCATCTTGTGACTGAGGTGTTTGTGGTGGCGCCGCCCGGCGTATCGGGTGGCCCGGAGCTGGCCCACCAGTTGGTGCATCACCTGAACACTGAGCGGCCGGGGCGGGCGTCGATTGTGTATGAGCCGTTTGAGATTCCGCATAAAACCCCGGAACCGTACCGGCGTTACGATGTTCGCCCGGAGCGTGTCTCCTACATTCCGCGAGGCTCAACGGTGGTGCTGCCCGAGGTGTACGGGCGGATGCTGGACCGGTTCCCCGGCTGCCGGATCATGTTTTGGTGGATGAGCGTCAACAACTTCCACAAGGCGACCGCAGGCAACGCGGGCGCGGTCGACGGGCTTCGCCGGCACGTCGACTGCCACTTGTATCAGAGCGAGTATGCGCGCGGCTTCCTGGCGTCGGCCCGTCTCGGTCCTGTGCAGCGGTTGTCGGATCAGTTGGCCGCCGACTACCTGGATGCGATCACGGTGCCGCCGTCCGCGCCGCGCCGAGATCTGGTCGCGTTCAACCCGGCCAAAGGTCACACCCGCACTAAGCTGATCTTTTACGCTCTCACCAAAAGTCTGCGGCCGACGCCGCAAGTGGTGGCCCTGGAAGGGCTCACCCGGACTCAGATGCGGCGGACCCTCGCTGAGGCCAAGGTTTACATCGATTTCGGTGAGCACCCCGGCAAGGACCGGCTGCCGCGGGAAGCCGCAGCTTTGGGCGCGTGTGTGTTGACGAATCGTCGCGGCGCCGCCGGGAACCCGGTCGACGTCCCGATTCCTGAGGATTGCAAGATCGATGACCGTAAGCCCAGGTTTGCGTGCCGCGCCGCGAACAAAATCCGCCAGCTGATCGATGACTTTGACCGGCAGGCGCCGCGGTTTGACGGGTATCGGGGGATGATCGCATCAGAGCCAGCGCAGTTCTTCGCTGATGTGGCCGCAGTGTTCACGGATGCGGCGGTTCCCCGAATATCGCCTGAAGCAGCTTTTCTTCCGAGCTGATTTCGAAGTACCGATGTTCGGCGGCCTCAATGCGAGGATCTAGATCCTCTGGTATCTGCCACCGAGGTTGCGGAAGGTCTGGGTGATGGATTCCCATGTGGATCGTCCACAGTGTCATAACGTCGGACCAACTATCATGAGGCTTCGCATCTCGGCGACCGTAGATCTTCCTGGCGGCGGTTCGAGTCGACCAAGGCCATTCATCATCTTCTGCCAGACATAATTGGCAATGGACGTTGTATCCGAAAGTCTCTCGGTACTGACTGAAATACTTTTCAATGTAGGCGAACTTAGTCGCCCTCCTGATTGGAGGCATGTGCAGAATTGTAACCGTCCTGGGGCGACGGGCACGTGACTAATCCGTTCTCGCATGACGCCACGTCGAACGCGCAAACCGACCACAGTTTCGCCGACGACGTGCAAGACTGTGTTCTCCCGGCAGCTGGTGTCCTGAAATGAGCAGCCTCAACAAATCGGATGTCATGTTCGCCGTCGAGGACGACGGCACGCTGGTGATCAGTCGTGGATACGGGTTTCGTGTGCAGCAGTTCGGGGACCAGCTCGCTGCTGGCGATCTTGTGCATATGGAAGGCGGCCCGAACTTTCATCAGGTGTGGCGTCTAACGGGTGAACGCGACTCGCGCGGCGCCTACCGCGGTGTTTGGCCTGATTAAAGTGAGCAATCCGTTTTCGCATGACACGACGTCGAACGCGCAGACTGATCATAGTTTCGCCGATGACCGCGGCGTTCCGAGCGAGCATCTGGTGTCGTTCGCGCAGGCGATGGACGCTCCGGCCCAGTCCTTGGGCGAGGTGGATTACCGGTTCCCGGCGGGGAATGCGCCCGCCTCGGCGGACCGGATGGAGCCTGCCCCCGCCGAGCCGGGCGCTTCGTCGCGGCCCGGGTACTACCCGAACGGCTACGCGCCCTGATGAACCGGGACTGGACCCTGGGTCCGGAACTGTGCGGGGATCGGGCGTCGTTTCCGCTGCTGCGGCACATCCTCGACAACATGCACATCGAAGGGTACGGCGTGGAGTTCGGGGTCGCCGAGGGCACCAGCCTCGGCATGATCGCCGCGCACATGCCGGCGGTAGGGTTCGACAGTTTCCAAGGGCTGCCGGAGGATTGGTGTGAGTATCCGGCGGGGTCGCGGGCCTGCCCGGCTCCGACGACGATACCTAACGCGCGGATCGTGGCCGGCCTATTCGCCGACACCCTGCCAGGATTCGATTTCGCCGCGCTGGCCCCGATCGGGTTGGTGCACTTCGATGCTGATCTGTACTCAAGCACGAAAACCGCGCTTGAGCATGTCGGCCCGCACCTGACGTCGGGCACGTTTTGCGTGTTCGACGAATGGCACCGCGCCCACCCAGACACTGAGCAGCATGAGCAGCGGGCGTGGCGCGAATTCCTGGAAACCCGCCCAGAGCTGGGTTGGACCGCGGTCGGTCACGACACCGAAGCCTGGGGAATCCGACTTGAGGGAGAAGCACATGAAATGGCCTAAGTGGTTTCCGCTTGACGAGCCGGCTTTCCGGTGGGGATTGCTCAACCCGTTTGGGCCACCCGCGCCGTGGTGGAGTGATGAGCGGCGGCAAGCCTATTTTGAGCAGCATGGCGTCCCGTGGTCACCCGGAAGGGCTAACCGGTGAGTGGTGAGAATGCGGCCAAGGGTCTACCGGGCTACCGCAAGACGTTGACCGAGGGCTACTACGGTGAGCTGTTCAACACCGGGCCGGCCGCCCCCCCTGATGCGGGTTTGCCGTGGACGGTTGGCGGCTATTCGGACAATCCGCTGATCACGGACCCGCCGACACCGGCACCGCCTAAACCGGATCGCGGCATCAAAGACGTGGGGCAGTGCTCGGCGTGCGGGGTGTTCGGGTTCTCCCAGACGGATGCGGCGACCTGCCCTAACTGCGGGGAAATGCGGCAGGCGGTCACCCCGACCTACACACCGGCCACTCCATGGTTTTAGAGAGGATCACATGAGCGCTCCGATGAATCATCCGCCGTATGAAAACCACGCCGAGGAACCCGACTACACCGCGGAGGACCCCCGGTTTGCGCGGTCGGGGGTTTATGTGGAACCCACCTACATCGACCTGTCCGCGCCGGGAATACCGGCCGCCCCCGGCACCGCGCTTCCGCCGCTGGCACCCCAGTTGTCGGAGCAGGACTACGCGCCCAGCCGCTACGCCTCGGGCGCGGATGTGGACCGGCACATCTACACCGACGAGTATCACGGGCCGTCTTACGGCGAGCTCGGCCCTCGACCATTCCCCCAATAGAAAGGCACCCTGATGGGTTCACCATTTGATCCTGGCCGCGACGGGAACGTCGGCTCAGGCTTCGGGTTCGGCACACAATCCGACATCCCCGACGAGCACGTGTCCGACCTTGAGCACGGGTTCGGGCAGCGCACCGGCCACCTGTCGGAGCAGGACTACCGCGACTCCGAGAACAAGCCCTAAAGGAGGAGCAGCAGATGAGTTCACCATTCGATGCGGGCCGCGACTCGAACGCGGACAGCAGCAACGATTTCGGCGACGACCCCGACATCTCCGACGACCACTTCGACGCGTTCCAGGCGTCGTTCCAGCCGCGCACCAACAACCTCGCGGAGCAGGACTACCGCCAACCCGAGCACGGCGGATCAGGGTTTGAGTCGGTGACACCAGTGCATGAGCCGATGGAATCCCCGCAAAGGTTCACCTACCCGGAACGGCCGGCCGGCGGCCGACTAGCCGACTGACATGATCATCTTAGGAATTGTGCTGCTCATCGTCGGCTACTGGTTCCTGCCCGGGTATGTGCCCGAGGTGCCACCCCAATTGGACCATTTGGCGATCGGGTTGGGCTGGCTGTTCCTCATCGTCGGCCTAATCTTCCTGTTCCTCGGCATGGTCGGCCACCACGTCGGCGGCCGCCAACACTGGTGGTAGGCGGTTTTGGTGAGCAACTTGACTGGTGACGCCGCCCTCACCATCGGCGAAACCCCAACCGAATCAGACACCTACCCCACAGCCGACCCCGGCGTCTACCCCTACGCCCCAGCAGGCCTCACCGGGCCGCCGTTCTTCACCCCGTATGATCTGGCGGCCCGGCTGCAAATCGACCCCGACACCATCAACACCGACACCGCAACCCTGTTCGCCCAGTTGGCGTCCGACACGGTACGCGACGATCTGCGGCTGCAGGTCGACCACATCGCCGACGAAACGATCACCATATGGGGTGATGGCGGCGAATCGTTGGCGTTACCGCAGCGGCCGGTGACCGCAGTGTCATCGGTGACCCTGGCCGGAACACCCATGGTGTTAGTCCAGACGGGCACCACGGGTTCGCCGATGTTCGACTGGCGCCCCGCGGGAACGTTGTTGCGGGTGGCCTATGGCGGCAGCCCCAACACTAGGGCGGTTTACTGCCCGTGGCCCCAAGGCGTCCCGGTCGTCGTGACCTACTCGCATGGCTGGCAGACGGTTCCGTCGGTGTTTCAATCCGTGGCGCTCAAGCTGGCCGCCGCCGCCTACTCCAACCCGGAAATGTATGACTCCGGCAGGATCGGTTGGACTGAGTGGGCCACCTCCGCGTCGGGGAACCTTAACGGGGAGCAGCGGGCCGCGCTCGACCTATACCGCCGACTCAGCGTCTGATGATTCTCGGACATCTTGCGGTCACTGTCATCAACCAGGGCCCGCCCACCAGCTACGAAACGTTGGGCACCGCACTCTCAACCCCCATCCTGACCGCCGTCTACAACTGCTCCCTCGAGGAGCACCGCACCAAACGTGACATCAACGACCTCACCGACATCCTCACCGCCAGATGGAGATTGTTCGCCCCCGCGTCGGCACCACTAACCGGAACCAGCCAAGTCGTCGTCGGCATCATCACTACGTGGCCACCCCCGGCGGGGACGGATGTGTTCATGGTGGACGGCGATCCCGCGATCTGGCGCGGCCGCAACAGCATCGTCCACCACATCGAGTGCTACCTACGCCAACAAGGCGGCTAAACCTCATGTTGCAGTTGGCGACCATCACCAAAATCAAAGACCCCACCTCAACCCTCGACTACCTACTCGACTGGACAGACGTCCTCGCCCAACTCGGCGGCGACACCATCACCGCCTCCACCTGGACCACCACCGACCTCGGCCTCACAATCCCCTCAAGCAGCCACACCACCACCACAACAACAGTCTGGCTATCCGGCGGAACCCCACCCCTGAGCTCAGTCGTCAACCACATCACCGGCGCCAGTGGTCTGGTCATGTCGCAAACCATCCACCTCAAAATCAGGAGCCTCTGAATGACTGACGGCCCCTACGCCGCCATGTTCGGCCTGACAGCCGAAGTATCAGGCGAAGTCGTCCACGCCGACATGACCACCGAAACAGTGACGGCGAGCCACACCACAATGTTCGGACTGAAAGTCGACGTAGACGGAGATGTAGTACACGCCCACCCTGAACTGTGGGATGAAACCAACCAATTGATCGAACAGGAGCAATAATTATGGCCGACGGTATGTCAGCGGTGAACGTGGCCAACGCCTGGCTCAACACCCTACGCAACGTGACCTGCGGGTTCGCCGCCGCCTACGTAGAACTACACCTCACCTCACCCGGCTCCGCGGGCACCGTGTCCACATCAGTGG